TCACTATTTCGTATTCGGGGAAGACAAGACCTTCTGCCATTGCCTGCAATCCTAATCCGTATACAGTCCACAACACTTTGTTCTTGTATTGAAGCGACTCTATCTCGTCAATAATAGTTTGTTCAAGAAATGGATTATCCTTGTAGGTCGAAATAAAGTGATATGTACGTGGGTCCTTGTTCAACTCACACAACCAATGTTCGTCCGAAAAGGATGGATTGTAATCAACAATGGAAAAATCGGTAGTACGCATAACGAGCTGTTGCCATTCCAGGAATGAAATTTCGTTTGCCTCATTGCAGTATAAGATATTTCGTTTACGACCTCTGATCTTCTGCTCATCATCTGTCGAGAAAAACTCAACAAATGAACCGTTCGGAAGTGTATAAATCATTTCAGACTTATTCATACATCTATTATCCCATATCTTATACTTATCCTGCATAATCTCTTTAAAATCGCGAAACACAGAACCTTTTAACGCAGGCAATGTCTTTCGGACAATGGATAGAGACTTTTTGTTTGTGAGGATATGAGATAATAGATAGATAAGGATGTTGTACGTCTTGCTACTACGCGAACTACCCTGAGCAGAGACAACCTTATAGCCGGAGTGGATGGCATTATCAACTTCTGTAAATATTTTAGTCGTTTTAATTATCGCCATGATCCGCGTCCTCCCTCTTATCAATGACCTGTATTACAAAACCACTTCCTTCTTCTTGTTTTACCTCTTGCTTTATAGGAGCATCCCAACCCAACAGCTTAGATAGCTTATCTATTGCATCAATCTTATTATAGAGCTTTAACTCATATCCTTTATCTGTTGATTTAATCGAAAGAATGGAACGTTGTATGCTTGACGGTAATTTAGAGATATCTTTGATCAGGATTGTTGTAAACATCTCATTAGACTTTACCTCCAACGCGTCGACAATATTGGCACGAGCAATATCGGCAAGAATCCCTACCGCTTCGTCTTTGGTTATATCAGACCGGTTCCTCATTTGAGACTGGAGCTCTCTTATCCTTAGGGCAACCTTAGGGCTGTTCAAGAGCTTCGAAGACTCTACCCAAATTGCATTGTCCGACTTACCATTACATCTATATGCCCGTCGATAAGCCTCAGAAGCGTTTCCGCATTCGAGGTAGTAGTTGCAGAACATTTCTTGTTTTTGTGTCAACGCCATGCTTTTTATAATTAATTGAGTCAAATTTAAATAGCATAGGCCAGCTATAGGAAGGATCATTACAATTATTCACGACAACAGAACCATTGTCGTGAATATTGTTAATTGAGTGAATATTATCCAATCCTATCCATTATTTCGTTATATATACGATGGATATCTTGTCTAAAGTATTTATACAGCTGATAAGATAGATACAACCCGTTTAAATTATCGGAAATAGTGGATTTCCCATTGAGACCAAATACTTCAGCAAGTTTATCCCTTAATCCCCTTTTCATTTTTCCATCGGCAAGAGCACCGGGAGAATACAAAATTAAAATTATGAAAATGAATTTCTTTCTTTGGGGGACATTAGCTCGAAAAACTTCCTGCTGAGAAACAATCTCCTTAAACCATTCATACAATGTCGGGATCATATCTAAGTCTGTCAAGATAGGCTTGGTTAATTCTCTTTCTCTTTCTGATAATCTTGCTTTTTGATCCCTGATAGATCGTATTTCAACGATTTTACTAAACACGCACGGCTTCTGTTGTAAAGACATAATAATCCATTTTAAATTAAGCCGTTTGCACAAAATTACAAATTAATCCTCATATCAACAATACATTGTTGATAAAATATCTTTTCGTAGTTATCTTTGCCCGAAAAAAAACATGAGCGAAGAATTAAAACAGCTAATAGCCTGGTTTGAGAGCTACCAAGTGACGTTTAACGAGATCCGGTTAAGCGAGTGTGAGAATATATTTGATTTAAGCAAGTACATTGATGTGCATGTCAGATCGGTTAAGAGGAATTGGGATAATCCGACCTTTGCAAGTGATATACTGAGGTTGCAAAGGCTTAAAAAGGTGTTGGAGGAAAGAGGATAAAAATAAAGCCGGAGGT